AAGATACTAGAAGGAACAGCAGCAGGTAATTATGTTCATATTGATACAGGGGTACTCACTGCTGCTGATTTTGCCACAAAGTATGTGAACAGTGAAATTTCAACTACTATGATTGCAGGACAATGGCAAACCGTAGTGCTTATATCATCTGCTAATGTAGCTATGACTGCCTGTACTTTGGCTTTGAATGATGCTACTTATGGTGCTTTTGAGATTGAAGATTTACGATTTTTCAGCACTGAACTAACAACACTGCAAGCGTATGAATACCATGATATATTTTCCAAAAGAGTAAGTTTAAGAGATTCATTTGATAACGCTGCGGTAGGTCAGACGGCACTAAAAGATTGGATTAATGTATCAGGTTCATGGACAATCGGGGAAGCTACTGCCGATGATTCAACCGTAAAAAAAATAAAGAAAGGAACGAAATACCTGTTAAATGTAACAGCAGGAATAAGGGCAAGAGTTTCCAAACAAGCCTACGGAACATTCAGTCAGGTTATGTATAAAGGTGCTGACGGGAATGTTCAGGATTGGTTGTTCATAGCATCAACAACAGGAAATGCAACCACAGCACCGCAGAATGGGTATTTGGTACGGTTTGGAAGTGATGAAAAGTTCTATTTGTATTCAGTGACAAATGGTGTGCTTTCGGCAGCATTGATAACATCAGCAAGTACATATAGCCTGACAACATATTACGATGTAGAAATTACAAGGAGTATTTCAGGAGTATTTGCTTTATATGTGAACAGCACTTTAATAGGTTCAGTTACTGACACCACGTTTACCACATCTGATTTTATGGTGGAAGATTTTGATGCTGGTGATAGATGTTCTGTGGTTAAGTTAAATATTCACATTGGGTCAAATGTGAACCAACCACCAGTTATTTTATATGACGGAAATACGGTGGCTTGGTTTGATTATTTGGATTCAACAACAATCACAAAAGATGCAAATAATCTGGTTAGCAGGTGGGCTGATAAATCAGGGTTAGGACATGACTTAATACAAGCAACAGAAACAAATCAACCATTATATTCAGATACGGGCATATTATTCAATGGTTCAGATAATTCAATGCAGACGGCAAATTTTACATGGAACCAACCATGTATGGTTTACATTGTTTTCAGGCAAATTACTTGGACGAGTCAAGATGTTATTTTTAGCGGTAATGCAGCAGGTTTGTTCTGGCAAAGAACAGCAACACCTCAAATAAATATTTATGCAGGGGCTTCAGCCACACAAAATGCTAATATGCCATTAGACGAGTGGCATATCGTTAAGGTATTGTTTAATGGTGCATCCTCAAAAATTCAGGTTAGCGAAACAACTGCCACAAATGGAAATTGCAGTACATCTGCTCTTGGTGGATTTTGCTTGGGGAAAAATGCACAAGGAACGAATTATTCAAATATTGAAGTAAAAGGGATAATTTGTCGCAATATTGCAGATACGGAAACGAGTGAAGCTGAAATATATGCTTATTTAAGAAGTAGGTTTATTACACCATTTAATAATGGGAAATTACTATTGACATTCGATGATGGTTATGATAATTGGTATGACCTCATGTATCCGATGCTCCAAACAAAAGGGGTTAAATTTACAGGGTATGTAATAGGTAATTTAGTGGGAAATAGTGGATATTGTACGTGGGCTGAATATATAACCATGAAAAATGCGGGGCATGACATTCAATGCCATACATATACGCATACCGGATTGAATTCGCTGACCGACGAGCAAATACTTGCGGAACTCACAAACAATAACACCGCATTTACATCGAATGGGATGGCAGCCCCAACGCTAATGTCTTATCCTTTTGGTTTAACTACAACTGCCATTGAATTGTTAATACAAAATAGCGGGTTAAGATTATCCGCACGAGGTACACAGAATGGATATACAGGCGTTGGGTTATTCGGTAAAAATGTTGACAAATTCGATTTGCCGTCAAAATCATTTACTGGGACAATAGCAGATATTGCAACATATACCGGATTAATTGACCTTGCGAAAAATGGAAAATTGGCACTTTGTCTATATGGTCATCTTGTTGTTTCAACAGATGGGGAAGTAATTAATTCTAATTATGCTACATTGGCATTATTGGAGGCTGTCATTGATTACGCAATAGCAAATAATGTGGATATAATCACTCATACGCAGTTATATGCACTATTGTAAAATATTTCACCTATATGGCAATAATGTGAACCATAAATTATAGACGCAAAATACAGAAATATGAAAAAGTTAATTATTATCTTAATTCTCGCAATCTTCGGTTGCACGGAAGAACCAATACAGGAAACACCAATCCTGAAATCAGCGAAAGTTGAACAACAAATAATTGTCAAGTTCAAGGATGCCACTCAGATCACCGTAGGCACAGTTAAAAAGCAAATCGGTGATATTACTGTCCTGAGTGTAAAAGACTCCGTACAGGCTTTAAAACAGCTTAAACAGGATAAGAATGTTATTTATGCTCACCCTGACTATCAGGTTCAGACTTGTGAAGTATCAAATGACCCTTATTACCTTGACGGCACACTTTGGGGAATGAAATCTATTGGTGCTGATAAAGCATGGCTGAATAACACAGGCAGTTCAGAGGTTGTCGTTGCTGTGATTGACGAAGGGTATATGTACTTCCATGAAGACCTGATTGATAACGCATGGGTGAATCCTAATGACATTGAAGACGGGATTGACAATGATGGAAACGGCTATGTTGACGACTTGTATGGATGGGATTTTATGCACGAAGACAATACTATTTATGACGGAACATATAATTACTTCAGCGGATATACTGACAATCATGGAACCCATGTGGCAGGGACAATAGGGGCAAAAGGCGGTAATGGAATTGGAGTAGTCGGTGTGAACTGGAATGTGAAGATCATATCAGGGAAGTTTCTGGAAAGTTCAGGGAAAGTATCAGATGCAATCGAAGCAATTTACTACATGATCGACCTGAAGAAAAGAGGCGTGAACATAGTGGCTATCAATGCAAGCTGGTCAATGTTCTGGTGGGGAAAAGATCGTTTTCTAACATTTCCACAGGGATTATATGATGCTGTAATGGATGCCGGTAAAGTTGATATACTTTTCGTTTGTGCAGCAGCAAATAATGGGTTAAATCTTGGAGGCAATGATCATTGTTATCCAGCCATGTTTGACTGTCCGAATCTTATTTCTGTTGGTGCTATTGATGCAAACGGTGAAATGGCAATATTCTCAAATTATGGCAGGTATGTTAATTTGTTTGCTCCGGGAGTAAGTATTCTATCAACTATTGGTCAGGGATATAGCTTATACAACGGAACATCAATGGCAAGTCCTCATGTATGTGGTGCTGCGGCTTTGTATAAGTCAATTCATCCGACAGCGACTGCACTTCAAATCAAGGATGCCATTCTGAATAATGTTGTGATTTCAAGAATCCTGAGATGTGAAAGCAAGGGAAGATTGGATATAAGTAATTTTTAAAATTTAAACACTATGGAAAACATTGAAGAAAAAATTAAAAACAGATTAAAGAATTTGCCTGACGTACCATTTGGTTTGAATACCATGCTACGCCCAGAAGATTTTCATGGTGTTGTAGAATGGTCTATCCCACATGGTCACATGAGATCATTCAGGGCACTAAATCATAAAAATGCTGAAGCCTATCATACTGTATTTACTCCTAATTCAGAAGTTTCATGGCACACACATGGCATAGAATCAAGGGAAGTGATTGTATGTTTGACTGGAATAATAATTATATTATTTGATGATGGCACAAAAAAAGAATTGAATGAAAAAGATATTTTAATTGTAGAAAAACAAATTCATCACATGGCAATTATTGGCGACAAACCCTGTGAAATTCTTGCCATAACAATACCAAAGGAGAATGGAAAGAAATGAGCACCACCAGTTTGAAACATGGAAAGAATGGGCTACTGCAAATGATGTGACGCTTTATTATTTGCAGAAAGCCATTGACGAAAACAAAGTTGTAATGGAACGCAACTGTGAAGTCATGAACAGTAACAAAAAGGACTTTGATGATTTGGTAAACAAATTTATTGAGTTTAGAACTAAGGTTTATACTATTATAGCAATAGTTGTTGGATTGATTTTAGCATTGATTGGGGTACTTCAATTTACAGTTAATTGATTATGGGAAAGAAACTTAAAATTTTGATTGGAAAAACTGAATATATTGTTCCATTGGTGGCAATATTAGGGTGGCTGTTATTTGCAGCAGGTGGAAAATGGTTAGGATGGAGTACATACCCGATTGGGTATTTTCAGAAGTTAGCATTTGGAATTGTGGGGGCTTCTATATTGATGGGAGCTGGGTGGCTTACATTGGGAAGTTGGTTTCCAAGATTGAAAAAGATTATAGACCCTGATACAAATGAATTTAAAATGCTTGGATTATGGGAACAGGTAAAAATATCTTTCTGGTTTTTTGCTTTGTATGTTGGTTCAGCGGTGTTTCTGGCCAGCTTGTATTAGAGCAATACCCTGTTTATGAACATACAACAGAGTTGCGACAGAAGGTGCTTGCACTTGCTGAAAGTCAGCTTTATGTGCGTGAGGAAACAGGAAAGAATGATGGAAAAGATGTTGTGAAATACCTTAGGAGTATTGATTTAAGGAAGGGTGATGCTTGGTGTGCTGCTTTTATTTCTTGGTTGCATATTGAAAACAACATTCCAAATCCTGAAAGTGGTTGGAGTCCTTCATGGTTTAAGAATAATTTAGTGTATCATAAAACACAGAAAAGAATAATACCATTTATCAGCAGACCAGCACAGGTAATAGGAATATGGATACCAGCAAAAGGAAGAATAGGCCATGTAGGAATGATTACAAGTGAAACGAAATTGCACTATAATACCATTGAAGGGAATACCAATACGTTTGGAAGTGATGAAGGTGATGGTGTATATAGGAAGATAAGGAAAAAAGAAACAATATATGCTGTCAGTGATTTTGTAGGGTGGAAAGAGTATCTTGATGGTGTAAAACTTGTAACAAAGAAAAAATGAATTGGTCAAAAATATTGAAATATATTGTTAAGAATTGGAAATATATTTTGCCAATCATTACAAGTTCTGTGGAAGTGGTGAGAGGTTTATTCAAAAGAAAGAAAAAGGATAAAAATGAAAAATATTTAAAGGAGTTAAATACTCCTCATGTTTAATCAATAAAATTTATTCAAAATGGAAAATTTAAAGAAAGCATTAGAAAGAATCTTCAAAGTTACGATGACTGTTGATGAAGCACTTGAAGATGGAAAAATCAAAGGATTGGAGTGGGCTAAAATTGCTACTTCTGCATTGGTACTTCCGTGGGTTTTTACTCATTTCAAAGAAATTGTTACTGAATTAAAAGCATTGACTGTTGAACAGAAGAAAGAACTGGAAGTGTGGGCAAAAGCAACTTTTGATTTGCATAATGATTATACTGAAGCACTTGTCGAAGAAGCATTAATGTTCTTACTCGGACTTGTGAATCTTACTGAACTGGCTGCAAAAATTCGTTTAGCAAAGAATAATGTGGGATGATCGTGTAAAGAAGAAGGAATATATTTTGAAATTCAAAATAAGATTTGAAGTATTGAAAAGAGTAATAAATAAATTTATAGGTTATTGTAAATCAAAAAATTTATTGTAAACTTTGTAGGTATGTGTGAAGTTGCTCATATAACAGTTAATGAACTTGTGGTGAATATTTTTAGATATGATCCAACAAGAACAGCTACTTTGCGTAAATTCTTTTCAAGGGAAGGAAATAAGCGGTTTAATGAGTTCATTAAAAATTTATATAAGGCAATACGTACAGATTCTATTTCACCTTTCTATAAATATTTGTCCAGTACAGATAAGTTAGAGGAATTAGAAGTTTGGTTAGAAAGAAATTCAGGAAGAATAGTTTCTAATTGGTTTAATAAATATTTATATGATGCTTATGCTAAAGGAATAGCAAGGGCAAGGTCAGAAATGATAAAAGCAGGGTATTCAATTCCAAGTGTAATCAAATCAGGTGGTGTAGAAACTATAATGTTGTCACCTTTTCATAAGGAACTTTATGGGTTATTGAATGCAAAAGTCATGGGTGAAATAAAGAATATATATTCACAAATGACTCAACAACTAATAAGAGTACTTTCACAAAGTTTAGCAAATGGTGATGATATTAAAACAATAGCAAAAAAAGTATTTGCTACAATTACTGGCAAAGGTGTCAATGAATTAGGTATTGACAAAATTTTAGGCAAGTTTGTTCCTGCAAAAAGAAGATTAGAAATAATGGCAAGAACAGAAACAGTACGTGCACATCATCAGGCAATGATAGAAGAATATAGAAGTTGGGGTGTTGATGGTGTGTATGTTATTGCAGAATGGAAAACTGCTGGTGATAGTAAGGTGTGTGCAAAATGTGCAGAAAAAGAAGGTAGAAGATATACGTTGGATGAAATAATGCTGGAAATACCAGCACACCCTCTTTGTAGGTGCATAGCTATTCCAATTAAAGTGAAAGGAGGAAAATAAAATGCCTTGGGATATAAGTAAAGTTGAGGAACACAAGTCTGGATTATCAGACTCACAGAAAAAGAAATGGGTTGAAATAGCAAATTCTGTATTGAAATCATGTAAAGCAAAAGGTGGAAAAGATTGTGATGCTATGGCTATTCGTGTTGCTAATAGTCGTGTAGGGGCAAATTCATTGCAATCAAATTTTACATCACAAGATTATGTTCCAAGGGTAGTTAATTGGAATAATGAATCTTTTTATGTAGTACCTGTTATAATGATGGTAGAAGGGGTACATAATGGAAGTCATGGTCCTATATTTCATTCTATCAATGAATTAGGAAAAATAACCGGAGCATGGAATGGTATTCCAGTAACTATCGGGCATCCTTTTGATGAATATGGGGAATTTGTTTCAGCTAATAGTCCTGAAATTTTAGATGAATGGTCTGTTGGTAAAATATTTAATACTTTTGTAGAAGATGAAAAGTTAAAAGCAGAAGCATGGTTAAATATTGAAAAACTGAAAAAAGTTAGTTATGAAACATTTCAGGCTATTCAATTAGGTAAGATACTTGAAGTTAGTGTGGGAATATTCTCTGATGAGGATTACCAAGAAGGAGATTGGAATGAAGAACATTATATTGCTGTTGCCAAAAATCATAGACCGGATCATCTCGCTCTTCTGCCCGGAGAGATTGGTGCTTGTTCTATTGATGATGGCTGTGGTGTGCGTGTAAATAGTGAAAATGTAGTCACTGCAACTGTAACAATTACAGATAGTGATGGTAATGAAAATACGGTGTATATTGATATGCCGGTTGATGAAACAATTATTGAAAATGCTAAAAAAGGAGGTGCTACGATGTGTGCTCCGTGCAAGGAAAAAGTGAATGAATTGATTGCACATGAATCAACATTGTTCACAGATGATGATCGGGAATGGTTGGAGGCATTGACGGAAGATAAACTGGACAAATTGATTCCAAAAGTTATCACAGTTCAAACTGAAGTCAAAATACCACCTACGGTAGATGAAGCTTGGGAAATTGTTTTAAAGGATATTGAAAATACTTTAGATGATTTTGTAGCTCATGTGCCAGAACAAGCAAAAGTTCAGATTAATTCTGAATTTAAAGAAAAAGAAGAACGGCAAAATGTTGTAGAAAATCTTATTACCAATTCAGATTGGAAAGAAGAAGAACTTGACAAAATGCCGTTGAGTGTACTTAAGAAATTGGAATCTTCTCTTAATAAAGAAGGTACTGATTTTTCAATAAATGGAATGCGTTCAAGGGGTGGTGAAAGTTCAAAAGTTAGACCATTGCCACTTCCCGGTGTAAAGTTTAATTAATTTAAAAGAAGGAGATTAAAAAATGGCGAAAAACACCATTAAAGTTAAGAAGTATGCCGATATTATTGAGGAATATACTTCAACAGCAGTAACAATCACTCCGGGTACATTGCTTGAATTGACAAGTGCCGGTTTGGTGCAAGCTCATTCAGTATCTACTGGAAGGGCACTCACAATGATTGCTTTGGAAGATGAACTTCAGGGTAAGACTATTGATGATGCGTATGCAGTAAGTACGAAAGTTCAGTGTTGGTTGCCCGGACGGGGGGATATTGCCTATATGTTTTTGGCTGACGGTGAAACTGCGGTGATTGGGAACTGGCTTGCAAGTGATGGTGCTGGTAAATTGATTGTCAGTACAACTAATCCTATTGGACAGGCTCTTGAAGCTGTTGATATGTCGGATTCATCCGGGGCTGATCCAAGCGGTCGTATTCAGGTAAGAATTAATTAAGAGGAGGTGAATTATGGAACCGAATGTAAATATTGATTTGTTGGGTGTTAATGGAGGTGTTGGTGAAGTTGCAAATTATATGCAAGCCAACCAGAAGTTGAACCCTGCCAGAATGCGTCCCTTTGTTGCTGAAGATGGGAAACCATATATCAGTGTATTTAAAGGTGGAGATCAGAAAGACCCGAAGAACTATGAAATGATTCAGGTAAATACTGGAACACTTCGTAGGGAAGAATGGATGGCTTTGGATGAAGCTATTATCAAAATTGCTGAACAGCGTTTAACTGGATTCAATGATTTGGTAGGTAAAGGATTGGTTTACAATCTTGGAAATGCTATGGGAACAACCGTACTGGAATCCCATACTGTATCGGATGCGATGGAAGCTGATATGACAATGGATGGTGTAACCCGTAGCAAAGGTGACCGTCCGGTGTTTGGAACAACTTACCTGCCCATTCCGATAATCCATGTTGATTATGAAATCAATTCCCGTGTACTTGCTACCAGTCGTAATATGGGTAATCCTTTGGACACAACTTCTGCTGAAAGGGCGGCTCGTAGAGTTGCTGAAAAGTGTGAAGATTTGTGCTTCAAAGATCAAACCTATGCTTATGGTGGTGGAACTATTTACAGTCTTGTAAATTATCCTGATCGTGAACTGGTTACTCTTGCTACTTATGGTGATTGGGCGACCACTGCCACAACCGGAGCGAAGATTGTTGAAAGTGTGCTTGCGATGAAACAGGCTTCAATTAACAATTACTTTTATGGACCGTGGATGCTTTATATTCCTACAAATTTTGAAACTCGTTTGGATAATGATTATGATACTACTACTCCGGGAACTACAATCCGTGAAAGGATTATGAAAATTGCCGGTATTCAGGGTATTATGGTCATTGACCGTTTAGCTTCCTCAAATGTTCTTTTGGTGCAGACAACTACTGATGTTATTCGCATTGTCAGAGGAATGGGGCTTACCAATGTTGAATGGAACACTGAAGGTAATTTTATTACCAAATATAAAGTGCTTACTATTCAGGTTCCTCAAATCCGTTCTGATTATAACAGTAGAACTGGTATTGTTCACATGAGTTAGATATTGATTCACTAATCAAGTGATTTTTTTTAACTTTTAAAATACTTAATCATGGTACAAAGAGTAAGAAGAATAGGAAATCAGGTTGTACCTGAAAATACTCCTGTTGAAACAGTTGCAACAGAAGAACCTGTAAGAGCACCAATTAGATGGAAGAAAGTTGGTGGTGGTTCTTTCTTGTTGAATAATCGTTATATTAAGCCAAATCAAGTATTTACGGCTTACCCAGAAGAAATTCCCAAACAATTTCGTGATGTGGTTATTCCATTAGATAAGGAAGTGGCAGAAGATTCTTTGGCAAAAGCAAAGCCTTCTACTAATTATACTTTGCAAGAAACTCCTGATGGTTGGAATATTATTGATTCACAGGGAAAGCAGTTGAATGAAAATTCCATGTCGGAAGAAGCAGCAAACCGTATTTTGAAAACACTATAATGAATTGGTCTGTTCCGAGAATATGGGAGGGTGGTGATGTTTGGATTCTTGGTGGGGGTCCTTCATTACCTAAACAATTTGAAATACCACAAGAAGTAATTGATGGTGTTATTTCAAAAGCATTACCATTAAGTGCATACTCAACATATATGGAATCTATTCACAAAAAGCATATTATTGGTATTAATATGGCTTATAAAATTGGGAATTGGATTGATATGATGTTTTTTGGAGACACGAATTATTTTATCAAAAATAAAGATGATATTTTTTTATTTCCGGGATTAAAAGTGAGTTGCACCCCTTCTACTATTAGGTATGAGTGGGTTAAAACATTGAATAGGGAAATGCCAAAACCTTATGGTATTTCAACAAAACCAAATTCAGTAAGTTGGAATACCAATAGTGGGGCAGCTTCAATCAGTGTTGCTGTAAATGCTGGTGCTAAAAGAATATTCTTATTGGGATTTGATATGAAACTTGATGGGAATATTCAGCATTGGCATAGTCTTTATAATGAAAAGGCTTTGCCTAAAAACAAGGTTAGATTGCCTTTTGACAGGCATTTAAAATCATTTCCTACTATTGCCAATGATGCAAAAAATCTTGGTATTCAGATTTATAATATTTGTCCAAATAGTGCCATAAATAATTTTCCAAAAATAACTTTACAAGAAGCTCTACAATTATGAAAATTACAAATAGTCCAATATCGGGAGAATCAGATGGTGTAGAATTTTTAAATTTAGGTAATATTCCACTTGTAAATAATCTTTGTTCTACAAAGGAAGAATCTTTGTCTTGTGAGAAATTTCCTCTTGCTGTGCAATTTTTCCCAAATAGCAAAGTGACCTGTTTGACAGAAACCGTGGAAAAAGACAATCTGTTTTTGCATTACCTTTATCAATCAGGTGTGAATAAGCCTTATTTGAAGCACTGTGGGGAAATGTATGATTATTTGTCTCACATAATTGATTTTAAGGATAATGATTTGATACTTGATGTAGGTGGAAATGATGGTAGTTTACTGAAAGAATTTCGTAAAGAGAATCGTAATTTGTATTACGTTAATGTAGATTGCAGCCGTAGTTTCATTGATGTTAATCGTGATGCTGGCATTGAATATATCAATGAATATTTTGGTAGTGATACAGTTTTGCCTTATAAAGCAAAGTTGATTACTTCAACCAATGTATTTCAACATACAGAACCAATGCGATCTTTTGTTCAAGGTATTCGTAGAAATTTATCAAATGAAGGTATATGGTGTTTGGAATTCCCTTACATACTTACTACTTTAGCGAATGATAATTACGATCAGGTTTATCACGAACACGTATATTACTTTTGCTTACACAATATTGTCGATATTGCAAAACAGGAAGGGTTAAAGGTTATCAATGTATCTTATCACGATATGCACGCCGGCACATTGCGTGTATTAATTGCAAAAGCATCTTCACGTAGGCAACCGGACAGTACAATTTTATCTTTCCTGAATCTTGAAAAAACTCTTACTACTGAATACTGTTTGAAGTGGGGAACACAGACAAAGAAGAAGATCAGGGATTATGAAATTGATGTGAAAAGACTTGCATTTACCAAAGGGGCTTCTATTGCTTGTTTTGGGGCTGCTGCAAAAGGTTGTGTCTTTTTAAACACTTGTGGAATAGACCACACCATGATTCAATTTATTGTTGATGATACTACTTTCAAACAAGGAAAATTTGTTCCCGGTACAGGAATAGAAGTTGTGAGCAGGGAAAAATTAAAAAATACCAAAATTGATTATATAATTATTTTGGCACATAATTTCAAAGATTACATCATTGATTCTTTGAAAGGGCAATACACTGGTAAATTTATTACAATGTTTCCTGATATGAAAATAATATAGGAGAATTAGTTATGAAAATATGTATTGTCACTGCTTTTGATAGAAATTATAAACTTGCTGGACAGATTTTATTCAAGTCTATTCGCCGTTATACAGATTGTACGGGAATTGATTTTAAAGTCATTACAGCAGATGAAGAGGTATTGAATGAATTAGGTAAGGATAATTGCCATTTTGTTACTGATGAAATAAAAGCCAGATACAGTAATGTTAAATATTGTGAATCATTGACAGTTGAAAAATACAGTACTTCTTGGTATCGTTATGAGATATTCAGCATGACTGATTATGATAGGGTTATTTGTATTGATTCTGATTGTATCTGCATCAAAGATATTTCCTATCTTTTCAGTGAAGAACTCAATCAATATGATTTAATTTCAGTAGAAGATCATATTGTTTCAAAGTTTTTTGCAAAGTCTATTCCACAATTAGAAGGGCATGGATTCCATCTTGCTAAACTTACTGAAAGATTAGCAGAAGGCAAGATAGATATTCAACCAGCTTTATTAGTAGCAAACAAGTCCATTGTGAATAAAACTTGGTATAATAACTTATTAAAATATGCCAATACTGCTCCTTATTCATATTCTATTGATCAAGGTACTTTAAATAATTTTATTTATACTGAAAATATAAAAATAAAACTACTTCCGTTAGAATGGGATTATCAAGATTTGTATGCAATTCGATGTTCACAACTTCCTGAAGTTGATCCAATCATTGTGCATTGTCAAGAGTCCAAACCATTTAAACGTCTTAGAAAAGAGGTAGATGGTAGAATACAAAAGTTTCATGATCAATGGTGGGATGAGTATAATTATTCAGGTGTTTTAAAAACAAATGTAAGAATAAATGGCAAAATATGTATAACGACTGTATTTGATAGGAGATATAAGGTAGCTGGTAGAACTTTATTTAATTCGATTAAACGCCATACAGATTGCACAGGAATTGACTTTAAAGTCATTACTGATGATATGGAAGTTGTTAATGATTTAGGAGCAGATAATTGTCATATTGTTACATCAGAAATTAAAGCCCGTTATGCTGATGTCAAGTATATCAATGATCTTCCAAAAGAAAAATATGCTTCTTCGTGGTATCGTTATGAAATGTTCAATTTTGAAGGATATGATCGTGTGATATGTATTGATTCTGATTGTATTTGTCTTGAGGATATATCTTATTTATTTAGTGAAGAACTTAGTAAATATGATTTAATTTCAACTGAAGATATGATTGTGTCTCGTATATTTAAAAAGAACACATTTGCATTGGAAAAGAATTATGGGCTAAGATTACAAGGTCTAAGGAAAAGAATAGCAGATGGCAAGATTGACATTCAACCTGCTTTGTTGGTCGCAAATCAAAAAATTGTAAATAATCAATGGTATCAAAGATTATTAGAATATGCCAATAAATCAGATTTTACTTATTCTATTGATGAAGGAATTCTTAATGATTTTATTTATGCAGATAAAATAAAGATCAAAATACTTCCAATGGAATGGAATTATATGGACACTTATGGTGCTCAAATTCCAGAACTTCCAGTACCTGATAAACCTTTCATTGTACATTGTCAAGAGTCCAAACCATTTAAAAATGATAAGAAAAATGTCAATAGCAAAATACACAAATGGTATGATTTATGGTTGAAAGAAAGTAGACCTATTTCTAAGACTATTGTTGTTATTATTGTTTGGAATAGATTTGAGAATTTAAAAAGATGGATAAATTGTTGGAATCAATGTGATAAATTGTGGGCAGAATTGATTGTCGTTCATAATCAAGAAAGTGATAATCATAAATATTTGAAATTATGTGTTGATAATGGTGTGAAATACGTAGCAAGGGAAAATGTAGGTTTTGATCTTGGTGCTTTTCAAGATGTGTGTAAAGAAAGACTTACAGATTTTCCAAATGATTGGGATAATTTAATATGGATTACAGATGATTGTATTCCGATGTCTAAGAATTTTGTAGCTTCTTTTTTAGATATTTTATCTGATGTAAACATTCCTTGTTATGAAATTTCAAGAGAAGTGAAACCACATATAAGAACTACTGGATTTTTAGTTACCAAGGAAATATCTAAGAAGCTGATTTTTCCAAGTGATCCTATGCACACACGGGAAGATTGTTATCAATTTGAACATAAAAGCAAAAATGCCTTTTATGAACAGGTTGTTAGAATGGGAAAAAGACCTACAATGATTGCTACTGATTTGAAACAATCTTCTTTATGGGATATAGGTGTAAGAAGACATTTGAACTTAATGAAAAAACATGAAGAAGTTTTTCCACCGGAAAAATATGAAATTAATGAATTAGTTGTAGATAGTGTTTTGGATAACATGGCTATTTTACACAAATCAGACAAATCTTCCAGATATCATAATTATGCTGTAAAATATGAACGAATACTATCACCATTTAGAAATTCCTTTTTATCAATTTTAGAAATAGGTGTAGCACAAGGGCAATCTATAAAAATGTGGGCAGATTATTTTCCAAAAGCTACTATTTACGGAGCTGATATTTCACCGGCATCTAAAATATGTGAATCATATTCAAATAGAATTAAATTTCATTTGCTCGATCAAAGAGATGAGGCACAACTTAAGAATCTTGAACAGTTTTCACCATTTGATTTAATTATAGATGATGGTAATCATTATTGGATGGAACAAATTCTAACTTTTAAAACACTTTTCCCTTATTTGAAGGATGGTGGCATTTATATTGTTGAAGATACCACGACTTCTTATTGGGAAGAATATAAAAATAATCCAATTTCAGCAGTAGAGTATTTTAAGACATTGGTAGATGAAGTTCATCTTAAAGGAGCAAGAGGAAGTATGCCAGTAAATCCACCACAGGAATTTGGTGATCTAAGTAAAGGATGGCACAGAAGGGAAGATTGTCATGTGAATGTACCTTTATTTGAATCAATACAATTTATGAATGGTTTTATTGTTATTTATAAAAGAATTAAGACAATACAACCACAACCACAAATCCAGAAGCAAATACAGAAACAGCCGAAAATACAAGCACAATCACAAGTACAGGTAAAAGTAAATGAAAAACAAAGAATACTTCATGCTGTTTGTACTGTTTATGGCACACCAGTTCAGGTAAAAGAATTTATAGATAATTTTCTAATTCAGTCAAACCCAAACTGGACATTGCAAATCATATATGACGGTATTCCACCACAGGATATGATGGATACGTTTTCTTTGTACAAAGATTCTCGTGTTCATTTTATATTCTCTCAAAGAATAACCCAAAAACATATTATTCATCCAAATAGGCAGATGATATTACAACAGTTGAAGTGTGAGAAGGATGATTTTGTATTAATAACAAATAATGAAAGATGTTATAATTCAGAATTTGTTGAACACATAATGACTGGAATAGGAAATAATGGAGTAGGTATAGTGTATGGTGGTAACAAGATAGATATGGGCACGTTTATGGTACGGGCTGATATTGCTAAGATGGTAGGTGATCAAGGTGTCAATGATTTTGCCAATGGTATTTATGCAACGGAATGTAGGCGTTATTGTAATAATCGTAATTTAGAATTAAAACATATTGAGGAACCTTTATTTATACCATAAAATAAGATGGAAGATAAAAAACATAATGAATTTTTCCCAATGCGATTTTTAGATCAGAAGCGTGGTTTACAAGATATGATTGGTTATCTAAATACGTTTTTTGAAACTTCAGATAAACCTATGATTGAGATAGGTGCTTATATTGGGGATTCAACTATGATGTTTGCAGAAGATTTTGGATTTGTGGTTACTATTGATCCTTTCATAGATAATTATCCGGAAAATTATGGGGTTTCCCAGTATGCCGAGTTTTCAAAAGTATATGCACAGTTTATTAAAAATACTGAACAAATTCTAAATATAGGACTTATAAAGGAAACGTCTGATGAAGCATTTAAAAAATTTCATAATATGAAAGTATGGTTTGTTTATATTGATGGTTGCCATACGTATGAACAAGTTTATAAAGATATTATGAATTATAAACCGTTTATTGTAAAAGGTGGTTTTATTGGTGGGCATGATTACGTTCCGGGATGGGCTGGTGTTATGAAGGCAGTAGATGAATTATTAGGTCCTCCAGATCAAGTATTTTGTGATGGTAGTTGGGTTAAAAGAATATTAATATGAATGTAGGAATTTGTGCCATAGTAAAAGATTGTGATCCTGAATATTTAAGGGAATGGATTGATTGGCATAAGCTGATTGGTGTTGATTATTTCTTTCTTTTTGATAATGGTTCTGAAATTCCTGTGCAGAATATAGTATCGGATAATCCAAATATATTTGTGTATTTGACACCGGGAACAAGAATGCAACAGCCTGTCTATATGTATTGTATTTATATGCAAAGATGGCGTTGCCAACCAACTTGTGATTGGATTGCATTTATTGATGATGATGAATTTATTGTGGTTGAATCTGGTTCTATTAAAGAATTACTTTCAGAAGTTACAAGTTCAGGATTAGCATTAAATTGGGTGGTGTTTGGTGGTACTGGTGAATATAAGGTTGAAGGTTCCCAGATTGATAAATTTACAAGACATACTTTTCCTGAACATGAAATTAATCAGCACGTTAAATCTATTGTTCAACCACTTTCTGTTGAAGGGACAGTTAATCCTCATTATTTCCATTATCATACAGGTGAATGTCTTGATTTAAGTGGGAATATTATTACTTCTCCATATACTCATACTCCAGTAATGGAAAAAGCATGGATTAATCATTACTGGAATCGGTCAAGAGAGGAATTCTTGAAAAAACTTCAACGTGGTCGAGTTGATTGTGATTATACTTGGAGTATGGAATTGTATGAAGGAATAGAAGAAAAATCTAATCATACTTCTACAAAAATTATTGAAATAAGAAATAAATTGTTAGGTATATGGTAATATTGATTACACCGACAGGAGGGCGTCCAAAACAATTTGAATTGTGTATGAGGTGGATGCAACAACAAACTTATGCAAATAAGATTATTTGGATTGTTATTGATGATTGTGAACCAAGAACAACTGATATACTCACTGATGATTTTCGTGATAAGTGGACAATAATAAGAAGGTATCCATTTCCAAGATGGAAAGAAGGTAGTAATACACAAAGTAGAAATTTACAAATTGGGTTGGATATTGTCAAAGTATTCTCGGAAGATTGGATAGAAGCTGTACTTTTTATTGAAGATGATGACTATTATAAACCGGACTATATTCAAAAAATGGTTGCTAAGTTAAAAGACTTTGATGTTGTTGGTGAGATTAATACCGTTTATTATCATGTAGAACGTAAGGGGTATAAAGTATTTAGAAATATACATCATTCAAGTTTATTTCAGACAGGTATTAGAGTAAATATGATTCCTGTATTTGAAAGTTGTTTGAAAGAAAGGCACATTGATATAAGTTTTTTTAAGAAAGTGCAAAATGCAAATTTATTTCAAGGTGAAAATTTAGCAATAGGAATAAAAGGGTTGCCCGGACGTTATGGAATTGGTGTTGGTCATAAGGGGCTTGACTTTATTTCTGATAGAGGTATGAATAAATTAAAGGAATTAATAGGTGATGATTATAAATTTTACCAATGATAAGAAAGTCACAATATGATCCTATTTTTATAACTGGAGCTGAACGTTCAGGGGCTACTTTGGTTGCTAAGATTCTTGATATGTGTGGTGTGCATTCAGGACGTTGTAATGGTATGTTTGAACATATCATGATTTCAGAATTTGATAAGGATTTTCTAAAAAATTATCAATATTCTTTTCCAGAAACTAAAGATATAAGCATACCTGTAAGATGGAGAGGTGCAGTTGAAGGTGTTCTTTTAGTAGAACAAGCTCTGGATAAACCTTGGATGATAAAATCTGCTACCCTTGCTCGTATGTGGCCTATTTGGAATTATGCCTACCCAGATGCTAAGTGGCTGATTGTTAGGCGTAAAACACCAGATGTAATTCAGTCTTGTTTGAAAACTGGTTATATGCGGATTTTTAAAGATCAAAAGAACCTTAAATCATTAGGATTTACTAATGAGGAAGAAGGTTGGTTATGGTGGGTACACCAATACGAAAAGAAATTTGTTGAAATGATTCAAACAGGTTTAAATTGTAGAATAATTTGGCCTGATAGAATGGTAAACGGTGATTATCAACAAATTTATGAAACAATAGAATGGTTAGGTCTTAAATGGAATATCACAATTCCGTCTATTATTGATCCGTTATTAAACAAAAATAGAGAATAAAATATGAGAACAACTGCTGCTGAAGTAAAGAACATACTTGATAACACTTCATTAAGTGATGCTGTTATTGATGCTTATATAGCAAGTGCAAATACTTTTGTCACTGAAACTTTAGGTGGTCAAAGTTTAAGTGATGATTTATTAGAGAACATTGAAATGTGGGTAACAGCACACATGATTGTTACTACTCGTGAAAGAGTAGCTTCAAAAGAAGGTGCTGGCACAGCTTTTATTAATTATGCAGGGCAATGGGGAATAGGTTTAAATGGCAGTACATACGGACAAATGGCTATTGCTTTGGATACCTCATTAACTTTAGCTAATATTGCAAAACAAAAAGCATCAGCTTCAACAAGGGCAGTTCCTAATTTTGATTAAAAATGACAACATACAAAGGGATAGAACGAGTTGCTCAAAGATTCTGTGTTCAAACTTGCGTTTATTGGGGCAATCCACAGAATGATGGTTACGGGCATTTTACTTATGATGATCCTGTTGAAATACTTTGTCGTTGGGAAGATACAAACGAAGTAAATTTGGGGTGGTTTTCAAGTGGATTTCCGGGAAATATTTTATTGTCAAAATCAAATGTAATGGTTTTGCAAGATGTAGATTTGCAAGGATATTTGTATCTTGGTACATTGTCTGATATTGATAGTTCGTATGATACTTCAAAACCTATTACTATTCCCGGTGCTTATTTAATACATAGGTTTGATAAAATTCCTATGGTAAGGAAAACAGATGAATTTGTAAGAATTGCTTGGTTGTATGATCAAGGTAAATAGTTGAAGTTATGGCACAAAGTTGGTATATACCTGCTGGTAAAAGGATGCGTAGAACCGTTGTTGGTGACAGACCTTCAATGTCAACCGGACCACGTACATTTGGATTCAATGCACGTATTGTTGGAACAAGGAATGTAATTCGTGCTTTTCAATACAGGGTAGGGCAAATACAGGGTGCTACTATTGCAGGAATGGAAATGGCGGCAGAATATTTGCATAATAATATGGAAACTATTCCACCTTTAGTACCTGTTTCAAATGATATAAAAGATGAACATTTGAGAGATACTTGGGAAGTTGAAACTATGGTAACTCCGGTAGGTGGTAAAATAACTATGGGTTATACAAAAGAATATGCTTGGTATGTTCATGAAATGACACACCCACCTTACGGTGATGTTAAATGGACAAGACCGGGGTCAGGTCCACATTGGTTTATGGAATCTTTGCAAAGGGATAGACCAGCTATGTTAGATATTATAGCAGTGAACGCAGAAAAAGCAGTATGATATGAATTCAGCTTCTGAAGATATTAAAACAATGCTTGAATATTACGAGCAAGTAGGTTCAGGTACTTCTGATAGTGCAGATGATATTACTCTTTTTCCAATATATATTGGAAAAGAACCTGCTGAACCTGCTGATGTTATTTCTATATTTGAAACAGGTTCATACGGTCAGAAATTGACTTTTGATAGAACTGAGTATTATGAATACACAAGTTTTCAAATAAGAATACGGGCTAATTATTATACAGATGGTTGGGAACAAATTAATTGGATTAAAAATATGCTTCATGGCCGGGCAAATGAGACATGGGGTACTACTTTTTATGCTTTGATACGTTGTTCAATGAGTCCAGCTTTATTGGATTATGACAAGAATCAAAGAGTGCGTTTTATTGTTAATTTTGAAGTGCAAAGGAGATGTTTGTGAAGTTGGGCATGTATAATTTAATGATGTTGTTTTTAAATTAATTTATTAAAAATTAAAAATTATGGGTTGTACTTTAACAAGCAGTCAAGCCTTTTCAGGTGTTGGGACTGTATTTCTGAGGTACAGTGATTTGAATGCGTGGGAAAAATTGTCAGAAATAAACTCTATTTCAGGGCCTACAATGACAAGGGACACCATTGATGTCACTTCTCTCGATTCTACTGGTGGATATAGGGAGTTCATTACTGGATTCCGTGATGGTGGTACGGTAAGTTTAACAATGAATTTTACCCGTGACACTTACGATTTGATGATGACAGACTTTGAAAGTAATACTCCAAGGTTCTATCAGATTGTTTTACCAGATGCTGATTCTACTTCATTTGAATTTTGTGGATTGGTTACTGAATGTCCGTTGGATATTCCAACAGATGATAAAGTCACTGCCAATGTTACCATTAAGGTATCTGGCAAGGTTGTAGTCAATTCAGGGAGTTCTGGAGTACCGTCTGATGTTGCATAGTTGAATTACCACTAATCAAGTGTTTTTTATATTTATTCATTAACAATTAAAAATTAATCAAAATGGAATCAGTTTTTTTAAACAGGGAACTTCTTTTACAGAGGGACGAATTAAAAATCGAAAAAGTTGAACTAACTCGTGGGCACGTATTTGTGCGTGAAATGACAGGTCGTGAAAAAGACATTTGGGAACAATCAATGTTAAAACAAAAGGCTTCAGGTGACAAAAATAAGGCTGTGGAATATGAAACCACACTTGAAGATTTTAGAGCAAAGTTGGCTGTGGTCACTGTATGTGATGCAGAAGGCAATTTGTTATTTGAACCAAAAGACGTGAAGACTCTTAATAAAATGATGAGTGCCACGAATATTGAAAGGATTGTGAATATTGCACAAAAGCTGAATGCAATAACTGAAAAGGATAAGGATGAGATACTAAAAAACTCAGAAGCCGTCCCGGACGGCAATTCCAGTTCAGGCTCTGCCGTGAAATAGGTGTACTTCATCCTGATTATTTATTACAGCATTTAACAAGTTCACAATTAGCTGAATGGGAAGCATACAATGTAATTGATCCTATTGGAGAATCAAGGGCTGATTATAGAACATCGTATTTAGCTTGGATATTCACTAATTTGATGATTCAAGCCTATGGCAAGAAAGGAGCTACACCGGCTAAGTTTGAAGATTTTATGTTTAATTGGGATATTGATAGTCCAAAGGAAGAAAAAGTTCAAAGCGTAGAGGATATGAAAAGAATTTTAATGAATTTGGCAAATTCTCAAAATAGCAAAAAAGGGGTAAGGGAAATTTCTAAAATTAAGTAAATGAGTAGTTTGTTAGGATCATTATCAGTAATTGTAGGTTTTACTACGGTAGGAACTACAAAAGCTACGAGGGATATAAGAATGGTTGAAAGGGCTGTGAATGCTTCTACTACCAGTATTAATACTTCTGCCGCAGCCGCAAACGCTTCATTGTTGGCTTTAGGAAGAACCCTTACTCAATTTGCAACACTTCCTTTAGCAATTATAGGAATTGGTGCATCAAAAATGTTTGCAGATTTTGAATTCAATATTGCTAAAGTAATAGGATTGGTAGGTGTAGCAAGGGAACAGGCAGAAGCATGGGGGGAACAAATGTTATCAATGGCTCCGAAATTAGCAAAGTCACCAAAAGAATTATCTGACGCTTTATACTTTATTACATCTTCTGGATTTAAAGGAGCAGAAGCATTAAACATTTTGAATATTTCAGCAAAGGCATCAGCAGCCGGTTTAAGTGAAACCAAAGATGTTGCAAATATTGTGACTTCTGCTATGATGGCTTATGGTAAAGTAAACATGGATGCTTCAAAAGCAGTTGATGTTCTTATTGCTACTGTGCGTGAAGGTAAAGGTGAACCGGAAGAATTAACAAAGGCTTTTGCAACTGTTATTCCTGTTGCTGCAAAATTAAGAGTTTCTTTTGGTGAAGTTGGTGGAGCAATAGCAGAAATGACACGATTAGGTATTCCATCTGCTACGGCTGCGGTTTATTTGCGACAAACATTATTCACACTTTTAAAACCTTCAAAACAAAGTCAGGAAGCATTTGCAAAAATGGGATTGTCGGCAAGACAATTACGTGATAATTTGGCGAATAAAGGATTGTTGGACACTTTATTATTGCTAAAAGACAGAACAGAAGGATTAAGTCAGGAAATGTTAGGCAGGGCATTTCCAAATGTACGTGCGTTTATGACCCTTTCATCATTGTTAGGAGCAAATCTGAATGATACGAAAGAAGTTATAAATGAAGTAGTCAATTCAACAGGAGCATTGGCAAAGGCTACTGAATCTGTTACGAATACACTAAGGTACAAGTTTAATCAAACAATGGCTTCAGCACAAAGTATGTTGATTAAACTTGGTGAAGGTTTTGCAAAAGTATTAATACCCGTACTTGAATCTTTAGGTAAAGCATTTGAAAGTATTGGAAGATGGTTTAACAATTTAACAGATAATCAACAAGCATTCATTGTAAAATCAGCAGTATTTTTAGCAGTATTAGGCCCAATTCAGATATTGTTGAAAATGTTCCAATTTGGAATATTATATGTTGTTAATTTTGGCAAGAGTTTAGCCCATTTAACAACTATTGGGGAATTATTAGCAAAAATGCACAAAGATGCCGCTGTATCAGCAGAAGCAAATGCAGTAGCAGAAGAGAAATTGGCAAAATCAACAGCAGCAGGGGCAGCAGCTACAACGAAAGCTACGAAAGCAAGAGTGGCTTTAACCGCAGCACAAAAAGAAGCAGCTTCATGGAATGCTATGTCAACATCGACATTATTGGCAAAAACTGGAACAGGAAGTAGTAAAGCCCAAATAGGAACTTTAGGAGTTAAAGCATCAAGTGATTTAGCCAAAGCTAAAATTGCTGAAACAAATGCTTTAAAAGCATACAATAATGCAGCATTAGCATCAGGAGTAGCTGTTTCAAGTGCTTATGCAGCAGAACAAAAAGCTCTTGATTTATCATTAAAGAGTAGAAATGCTAAAAATGCTGCGTATGTTGCATTTCTAAATAATAAAAAGGCAGTAGAAAAATTAGCAGAAGCTGAAATTGCCCATGCTGCTGCTATGAGTCAAAGCAATTTGACAGATGCTTTAGGATTGAGGAGCACAACATCATTAACAGGTGCTTATGTGAATCATGGCAGAGTTGTTACAACTTTGGCGAGTTTAGAATCTGCGAGATCAGTTGCAAGAAAATCTGAAATTTCTGCAAGAGCAAGAGTAAAAGTAGCCATTGAAGCGGAATTGGCTGCTGAAACGGCTGCTAAAGAAGCAAAAAGGTTATCAACAGTAGCAACATTATCAAAAAGGAAAGCCAGTATATTAGAAGCTGAAGCAACAAGATTGAGTACAGTTGCCACTAATGCTGAAAGAATAGCTGTTGAAGCACGTAATTTGGCATATCAGAAAGCTGTTATAGCAAATGCAAGTTATATGGCTTCAACAGGAGCTACATATAAAAGTATTCGTGAAGCACACAAAGCAAGAATAGCAGCTAATATGGCTCAGACTGCTGCTATGAAACAGACTTTAAAGGCAGAAGCCGCTATGGCAGCACAAACTATAACTCTTGCAAATACTTCAAAAGCATCATGGACAGCTTTTGCTGCTGGATTGGCTAAAATTCCTGTTGTTCCTGTTCTTATTGCTATCGGGGCTGCTTTGTATGCTGTATATAAACATAGTAGAAAATTATCAGAAGAACAAAAATATCAATTAGAACTTACCAATAGTGTTGCTGATTCTTATGCTGCTGAAGCATCATTATTGCAGAAGTATTTGTTAGTGGCACGTAATGAATATATGTCCAAAAAAGATAGGGAAGCGGCTATAAAAGCAATAAATGATTTGAATCCTACTTATTTGGGCAATCTGAGATTAGAAACAATAAACACAACATCTGCGAAAAATTCTATTGATGCTTACAATAAAAGTTTAATGGACAGTATTCGTGCTAAAGCAGCAGTAGAATTAATGCGACAAGCTATTGAAAAATGGCAAAAAGCTGTTTTAACTGGTGGCAAAGAAACTGTAACTGGATGGCAGCAATTTATGGCTATTTTATCTGATCCATTGGCATTGACTGATATGATCAGTAATACAAAATATTGGCAAAGTACAATATCAAAAATAGCCAAACAAAATATTGATGGGTTAGAAAGTTATATGAATAAAGCTATATCTAATACAAGTAAAATAACGTCAGAACAAACATTAGGAAAAGTAAAAGAAAATTATCAGGAATTAACAAGATTAAGTGGTGAATATGCTGCAAGAACACAAGAAGCTGCAAAAGTAAAAGAACTTGTTAATACAAAGAATAAAGCCAATTCAAAAGAAGTAACAAAGGCTGAAGATGAATTTCAGTCACGTTTGAAAAATACTTTGGCTGCTTATTATAATCGTATCACTGCTATTGAAGATCAGAAAAAGGCAATGGAAGATTTGTTAAAAACTGATCAGGAATATTTAAAATTACAAGATGATTTAGAAAAAGGACTTGTTTCAAAAGATGCTCTTAAAGCAAAAGAAGATGCTTTGAAAAAAATGCAGACAACAAGTTTGGCTGATTTGAATATACAAGCAAAAATTGCTAAAAGTCCTTTTGAAAACTTATTGAAAATGTATAAGGGGGATAAGTCAGAATTTGGTATTGATACAATTATTAATGAAGTTGAAGGTGCTGCTAAAGAATTGGAGACCAAAATTAACGGTATGTGGACAAGTGTGAGGGAAGGTTTGGGAAAAGCCAGTTTTATGAATGATATGGGAAAACCTATTATTGAACAAGTAAATACTGCACATGAAGCACTTACTAAATTCTTTGAAACATTAGGTGAATTCAAATACACAGAACCTGATACGTTTAAAAATATTAATAAAATGGCTGAAGTTCAAGAGTGGCAAAAATTATTACCTGTGTATGAACAAATGGCAGAAGGATTAAAAGTATATCAAGATAGTGTGAATGATGCAAAACAAGCAGATAATGAATTGTTTTATGAAATTGTAAATAATATTAAAAATTATGTTCCTATTCAATGGCAACTGATTGAAATGGAACAAGGTGTGGCAAAAGAATTTGAAGAAGTTGCTTTAATGGCAAAATATTCTGGTTCTGCTTTTGATGCAGTGGCAGCAAAGACTGAAGTATTAAATGCTGAAATGCAAAATCTTAATAAGTTATTCAAGCAAGCAAGAACAGAAAAAGATTTTGAAGGTGCTGTTGAAATTCTTAAAAAAATGCAAAAAGTTGAGGATGATTTAATGGCACTTGATTATAATAAGTTTGAAGCTGATTTAGGTAAAATAAATGAAAAAATAGCAATACTTGGAAATAATTCAGAACTTGCAGAAGATAGATTATCACTTTTTAGAACACAATTAAGGAAGTTACTGGCCGCAGGACCACAAGCAACTGGTATTGATTATGAAAATGGGGGCATAAGATTTCTTACAGATGAAGATAAGGAAAAATTTAAAAATGATGTTAGTTTTCTTACAGCTACTATCAATAAAGTAGAAAGCAGTATAAATTTAATGTCAGTTATTAAGCAAGGAATAGTTGATGTTTTTATGGGGTTAGGTGAAGCTGTTGGGGCAGCTTTAGTAGGTACAGAAAACGCATTTAGTGGATTACTTGATTCAATATTAAAACTTGCTTCAAATGTAGGAAAAGTAATGATAGCTATGGGGGTAGCTTTGATAAAATTAGCACCATTTTTTCCATTGCTTGCACCAGCTTTTATTAGGAGAGGTGTTGGTTTATTGATTGCTGGTGGTGGTCTTATACTTGGTTCTTCTATAATTTCAGGGGCATTGGCAAATAAAGGAAATAAAGAAAAAGGACCACAAGTAGTATCAGCTATGGCAAGTGGTGGAATTGTACCTCCCGGATTTCCGAATGATTCGTATCCTGCACGCCTTTCAAGTGGTGAAATGGTAATACCAAAACCAAAGAAACTTCCTTTTATTGATCGTGAGCCTATGGAAGTTGTTGTAAAAGTGGAAGGTGTCATAAAAGGGACAGATATTCATTACATTAACAAAGAAATTCAACGTAAATTTAGAAATTCATACTAATGAGTTCATCTGGTTATGATAGGTTATATTATACTTTTAAAGATATTGTTGAAGATGAATATCTTGTAGAAGTTTATAGGGAGGGGTATGCTACTTCCTATCAAATTATATATGGGGATGGTGAAAACCCTGTATCAATTTCTTATGATGGTTGTGATAAGAATAGTTGGGATTTTACTCATATAATCGGGCAATCTTTGACTTTCAAATTTTTTGTTCCAAGAGCAGATGTAGCTGTAATAGATGATTTGTTAGAAAGTGAATATAAAGATTGGATAGTAAAATTATCTAAGAATAGTGTAACTATTTTCATAGGGTTTTTGAAACCTGAAAATTTAACCAGACGGTTTGAAATAAATCCACCTTTTATTGATATTGAACTTTCTGCAACTGATGGTTTGGCGGAGTTAAAGGACATTGATTTTATTGCCCCTAATTACGTTGACAGGGTTACAGGCACTATGTCATTGTTACAGGCAATAAAATACGCCTTGACTCCTGTTGACTTTGAATTTAATTTTAATATACAATTAAATACAACAGAGGTTAATTTTATTAATCTTTTTGAGAATACATTATATTGGATGTCATGTAATGCAAAACGGTTTTATGATATAACTTTTGATGAAGAAACTCCTACTGAGGTAAAACCTATTAAGTGTTGGGACGTACTTGAAATTGTTTTGAAACCGTTTAATTGCCGATTGTTTCAATATGGTGGTGAATATTGGATTGTTAATAGTTTGGAAATAACCAGTCCATTATTTGTATATGATTGGGCTTTGACAAGACTCAGTACGGCAGTAACCGACCCAAGAATAGACATTTCTGATTATTCATATTTTCCTTATGTAGAACAGCAGAAAGTACATCCGTTGCGTTCTATTTTGACTACTATTGAAAATGAACACAATGGAAATGATTTTGATACTGATTTTTCTGATTGGACAAATGTTTGGCAAGTGTGTCTTCCGGCAGATTTGCATAATGATCCAAATGGGAATGCTTATCTTTCCTATGCAGAAAATGCTGCTGGAAATTTTGAATTATCGGCAGTAGATACTAACCAGCCTTTTATAACTTTAAAAAGTGATATTGCAATAGATTTTAATGCCAGTGGTGAAGGGCACAGAGAATATTTGCGATTTAGTGGGGAATACAGATTAATAGCTTTTGAAAAAGATAATGGGTATTTAAGTGAAGTTGATATAAAAGTAAGAATGTGCCGTGATAATGAATGGTTAGGATACATATCATTCGGCCCACCTAATTTTACTGAATGGTCAGGAGCAGAAGCTGCATGGAAATCATTTGATACTTTCAATGTCAGGGAAGCTGCTTTGCCATTATTTGAAATTACAAAAGATGGGAATTACAGTGTTGAATTTTTTATTGATTCACAAAGAGGTAAAAATCATTTTGATCTTTTAACAATAGAATTAAGGAACTTTAAAATAGTTCAGTACGATAGTGTTACTGGCAAATATTTTAATCCTTCTTCGTTTAATTCAGGACCATCATATTATCAATTTAATGTTACTGCAAATAGCTATGAAGATTATGAACAATCATTAAAATTATTTGACGCTGTTTCAGTTTATGATGATGCTGCCATTTTTATTACAGACCCATTAACTGTATCTACAGAATGGGATGCTTATAATCAATCAGTGTCTGCAAAAATTGTAGATATTCATTCAAGATTGATTTTAAAGAACAGGAGTATTTATAAAAACTATTTAAGAACAACTATTGTAGATAGAAGTTTTAATATAGACTTTACAAAGTTATTGGTAATACAATCTAAAAATTATGCTTTTTGTAATTATTCAAGAAATTTTAGAAGGTGTGAAATTGAAGCAGAATTAATTGAATTAATTACTGGTGATATTACTTCAGATTATGATCCTGCTGAAGATGTAAGTGTAAAGATGGGGACTGTGCCAACTGCAATAGGTGAAATAAAGTCTGCTGAAATAACTGGTTTTGTAACACAAACATCTCATGGTTTTGAAGTAGGTGATGTAATTCGTTGTGAACAACCTGTTGAATATGGTGAAATAACTTACTATAAAGCGATGGCAGATAGTATTGCTCATGCTACTGCAATAGGAATTGTTTCAGAAGTTCTTGATGTTGATAGATTCAGGTATGTCAGTTATGGGTATTTGCCATTAGAAGTATATGAGGTAACTGCTGGATTGTATTATTATCTTTCACCTGTTGAAGCAGGGAAGATGGTTACAGAACCAACCTATGAAGAATATGAGATTGAACAAGCAATAGGTTTTGGTACAGAAAAAGGTTTCTTTGTAGAAATAGATGCTCGTAATCTTAACTTCAAAGCAATAGTTGAAAAGTCACAATCACCTTCTGGCATACCATTTTACATGCACATTGAAAATGCGGATATTTCAGATAGTGATTCTTTTGAAGATTCTTCCGGAGCAACAGATGTTGGTGATTATGATAGGGCATTGTTAATTCCACCTGATGATATTCAATGGTCTTATTTACAGACATTTGGCTCGTCACAAGGGGAGGTTTTATTAAAAGCGTTTATAACTGATTCAGGTACGCCTAATACCGTATTGATTCCTTCTGGCGGTTGGTTCTTTGAAACATATCTTCGTACTTCTATTCAGACAGGAATGAATCTGAAGGTGTATGTTTACAAACGTTCTGATGTAGGTGTAGAAACGGAATTGTTTAATTTTGAACAACCAATCAAAGGCCCGAGTACAATTTATATGCACGATAAGTGCTATGTGTCAGAGGAAGCCATTATACTTGAAGCAACGGATCGTTTAGTGTTCAAATATTATGCTTACAGTGACATTGGTCCAGCAGAAGATGTAGAATTACTTGTTGAAGGTGATGAAACAAAAACGAATGTAAAGTTACCTATATTTGATGGAGTATTTGGTCTGTTTTGTGAAGATGAAAAGGTCAAATATAATGTTGATGATCCTACTGCGGGTTATTTAGCTGATAAAATAATTGCAGGCGATAATATAACCGTTGAGGAAGGAACCGGAGCAGATGAAAATAAAGTTAAGATTTCTGCTATAATTCCAGCAAGTGGAACTGTTGTTGAAATAAACAGTGCAGGGGATATTGTTATAAATCCCGGTGAGTCCAATGAAGAAACTTATACTCCACCTTGTAATTGTGATCCTGTTGATATGATTAAAGGTGCTGTTACTAATGTAAAGTATGGGTATCTGTATAATTGGTGGGCTGCTACTGATGCAAGAGACATAGCCCCTTCTGGATGGCACGTTCCGAGTAAAACTGAATTTCAAACATTATCTGCTTATTTAGGAGGAGATTCTGTTGCTGGTGGGAAATTAAAAGAAACAGGGGGCACTCATTGGGAAGAACCAAATGTTGGAGCAACGAATGAGGTAGGATTCAATGCAAGGGGGGCAGGATCAAGATATTATAGTGATGGAACTTTTATTAATTTATTAGGACAATTAAAATTATGGGCATCAGATAGTGGGGGAACATCATTGGCATATCAGTCTTACATGAATCATTCAGATGATGACTATTATGCAGCAGATACTCTCCATTATAAAGTTGAAGGACAATCTCTTCGTTGGATTAAAGACGATTCTACTAATCCCGGAACAGTAACAGGTAATGACGGAAAGGTTTATCCTACTGTAAAAATTGGTGATCAAGTATGGACTGCCTGTAATATTGCTGAAACGAAATATCAAAATGGAGATTTAATTAGTGGTCCGGATTATACAAATGCTGAATGGGCAGCACTGGCAACGGAAGCATATTGTATTTATGATGATGATGAAGATAATGCCTTAGAAGATACTGCTGCTATTGAACACAATTCAACCACAGGAAAACAAGGTGGTGATGAGGCACTAAATGAATTTTATCATCATACTTCGGATGAACATACAACCCATGTTTATGAAGCTCCGGAAGATAATGGCATTTATGCAAGGTTTAATGGTGAATGGGTAAAAATAGGAGAAATTTCTGATAGTGCAAGTTCTGGTGAATACGGGCAAGTTGAAGATCAGGTATTTGATTACCACGACATAGAAGCCGGTACTTCACAAACTTACAAACTTGATCCTAAAGCATCTTATGACTATATGATTTTAAGTCTTTATATTGAAAGTGATGATTCAATGGATAACATTGCTTTGAAGATAAACAGTACAGCAGTTGGTGGGTTGAGTGCAGTTGATATTTCAAATAGTGCTGATGTTGAAGCTACCAGTGATAACA